CGGTATCATGGTTTGAAATGCTTCAAACGCAACTGGATCGCTCACGTGATAATAAACTTTTTTTCCATCTTCTTTAAACATAACTGCTTGTGGGTCATCAGGCGTAACCTCTTTCCCATTAATTGTTGTAGGTATTTCTTTTGCAGCACCTACAACTTCTAGCTGCTTAGCCGCTATCTTTCTGTACTGATTCTGTGCAGCCGCACCTGCCATAAATGCAAAATGCTTTACTAAGTTCTCACCGACATTTACATCGTGTAAGCCACCTTTACGTGCATGTACTTTAGCTTCAGATTTAGCCCCAACCATCAACATCTGTACGTACTTAGAAGGATCATTTAGCATATCATCTGTTTCTTTATCATCCATGCTCTTATAGAGTGGGATATAAGCAGGGTTATCACGCCAGTTGTCAGCGGTATCTGCATCTATTAGTCCTGTCTCTTCCCATAAATCTACAGACTTGCGCAGTGCGGTGTATATGTCAGCCATAATAGGTTCTAGCCTATCATCATTAGCTAGTAGTTCTTTAACTATATCAATCTGTTCTTGAGTTACACGTTTCTCAGTACCTACGCCAGTACCCTCTATCTTGCTAGATAACCGCTCTATACTGTCCCGTAGGTCAGATGCTTCCTTGTTAAGTTTATCTTTCATAGTAGCATCAGCAGTAGCGGCAGCTAACGCTTCTTTCTTTTGGGCAACGGCTTCTTTACGAGCTATGTCAGCCTCTATATCAACTAAAGACTTCTTACCTACTCGATCATATACCCTTTTAGCTTCTGCTTTAAATGCTGACAACTTGCTATTTAGTTCTCTAAGGTCTTTTTGTAGTTGGGCTACAGCTACTTTATTTTTAGCCCTCTTAGCATCAACAATCCCACCTTCAAGGTTCTCAACATCTTTCTGTCTAACACGTATATAGTCTGTATACCTCTTAGCAAGTGCTCGTTGTTCCGCATCATGACGTAGGTTAGATTCCCCAGCCAGTACACGCATTACCGAGAAAAATGTTTTACGGGAGTCTGGATAACCAAGAGCATCAATACGTTTAAATATATGTTCCAGAGCGAGAGATTTATCTAGCTTAGTCATCAAGCCACCATCACCTGACAGGACTAAATACCCTTCACTAAAACACTCACGCACTAGGTTGTATATCTGTTGCAGTTTACTGTGGATCAAATCAGCCCGCATCTCACCTTTTACATCTATAGAGTCTAATTCAGACAGAGCTCTACTTAACCCTCTACTAGAATCTATCCAACCTGTAGCAAGTTTTGTAAGCGTTCCGTGTTTCTTAGCAAGTTCAAACCCGTCCTTAACAGAGTCTATAGGCTTCTTATCTGATGTCTTAACAAGGCCTTCATCAACAATAGTTTTACCCAGATCCTTAGCGGCTTTGCTTGGACCTACTGTGGATTTCATTTGCTCTAGTTCCCCAGTATCCTTAACTTCTTTTCCTTCTGATATGTTAATACCTTCTAAAGAATCTAACCATGCATGCATGTTCTTAGTTGGTAGATACTGCCTGTTACTTAAGAAAAAGTTTCTTAGAGCCTTACCTAAACGTGAAAAGAATTTCTCTACTATAGACACAGGTTTAGCAGTTGTGGTCGCCCATCGAGATACTTGATCTGAGAACCATTCTTCTTCTTTTCTCCAATACCTATTTAACTCTTCACTAGTGTATCCCTCTAACCCTTTAGTACCTTTCCCTGTGCTACGAGCACGTAGACTCTCAACATGTTCTCTAGCAGTCTTACCTTTCGTAGAAGCTAACCACTTATTAAAATCAGCTTTTATAGCAGCTCTAGTAGCTGCATCAGCATTAGCATAACTAGTTTTTTCTAATATATGCCCCATCTCATGCGAGATGATTTCTAATGTTTGAGTTAGCTTAGCACTAGGTCTATATGCAACAATAAAATCTCCATTAGATAACTTACGCATATTACCCCCCTCCATCTCATTTAAAGCATGAGAAGGTATAGCTGCATAAGGACCGTGATAAACTGCTGACTTAGCATCATTGATAGTAGTAAAATAGACACGCTCCTTGATACCCATTAACTTTTTCCACCCTTCTATAACACCTTTAATATTTTCAGGTACATTTTCAGAGTAAGCTGTATCTCCTCCAGCTTTAAAGGGGCCGTTAGGGTTAGCTTCATGTAATGCTTTATCTGCTTCTAACCATTTATTTTTAGCTTCAATAAGTGTTTTTAATTCGTCAGCAGAAAAAAACTCATCCTCTTTATAAGACTCAACATCTTTTGTCCCTCTAGCCCCCTCTTTAGCAGGAGTAAATGTTGGGCTGCCAAAAGCATTGTATCCTTGTATTAGGGCCATTTCTTTACCCTTCTCTCCTTTAGATATGTGTACAACTGTACCGTTAGCTCTAGTAGCATAATATTGTGCCCACTCAGGAGCGTTCTCTACTTTAGGTTTAGTTACTACTTTTTCTTTAGGTTTAGCTTCAGCTTTAGGTTTAGCTTTTTTGGGTTTAGGGACTGTTTCAGATTTGGAAGCAGCTTTATTCACTTCTTCTTTAATCTTTTTAAACCAGTCATGGTGCCCAAATTTTTCTTCTATATCATTTACTTCTTTTATAGCGTCAGTTTCAAGAGACTGTAAGTGCCTTATTTTAGCTTTACTAGATTCATCTAAAGAGTTAAAGTCTTTCCCCCCTGCAACTTTATTTATTAATTCCTCTACTGTCTTTGTTTCTGCAGCGTGGTTTATTAGAGCTGTTTTTACGTTACTAGCATGGACGTCATTAATACCTGCCGTAGTAGTAGCTGTCTTCATGAGATAGTCTTGGAGGTCAAATGTATCTGACACTCCCTTTCCTATACCCGTAGCTTTTTTATGGCTTAGCTCTTTAAATGAGTTATTAAGTTCTTGTTCGTCTAAGGATGTTACAGGAACTGCTTGTGTTATAGGCTCAGGCTTTTTAACTTCAACTTCAACTTCAGGCTCAGGTTTTTTAACTTCAACTATAGGCTCAGGTTTTTTAACTTCAACTATAGGCTCAGGTTTTTTAACTTCAACTTCAGGCTCAATAATATCTTCAGGGTGAGCAGCTTGTATGCCTTGCAGTTCTTGTGTTATCTGAGCATCTAATGCTTTCTTACGTTCAACAGCCGCCCTTATATCTTTAGATGTACGTTTAGTAGCTTTAGCTACCACTGCTTTTAACCCTGTTGCAGGAGGTGTTTCTAGTTTCTCTCGCTCAGCTACTTTTTGTACTCTTTCAACTCTAGCTGTTTCTGCAACTGCTTTCTTAGCTTGCTTAGCTTGGGTATGGGCTTTTTGTAGACTATCCCATAAAAGAGGATCACTAGTTCTTAGGGCATTGTTAAGATCTTTAACAGCATTATCGGCTTCATCTAAAGTACCATTAACAATATGCTCTTTATAGCGTTTCTGTACTGCATTTAACCCTTTTACTGGTTTTTCAGTAGGCGCTTTTACTTCTGGCACTTGTACTTTAGGTACTTTTATACCTTGTGGCAGAACTACTTGCTCAGCTCTGTTGTCTTCTTCTAGTTGATTAACAACAGTTAAAAGGTTTTTCTCAGATGCTTTAATCTGTTCAGTAGTTTTTGCCCCTGCATGTTGTATCAATGCTTTTCTAAGAGTCAAAGGTACATCAGAAGGCCAAGGAGTATTTTCATCTATATGAGTTTCAGTTAAAGTGCTTCTAGCATCAAGCTTAGGAGAACGTATATATGTGTGCCCAGAAGTACCTAAGTCGGCTTTACTTGAAAACCCTTCTCTTTTTTCCCCTCTTTTATATATGTGTATATCTCTATCATTAACACTATAAGAGTTATCTTTTGTATCAAATACGTATGTGTAGTTACCTAAGTCTAAGGCTGTTTTAGGGTGGTTATAAGTAAATGTCTTATCATTAGCATCAGGTGTTCGCCATACCACATGTTCCCTTGGGGCTTCTTCTACCTTTCCTACTTTTCCTACTTTTCCTACTTCTTTTTCTTCAGCGCCTTTTTGAGCAATGGGCTCCCCTTGTCTGCTTGGTTCCATTCCTTTGCCAACTTGGGGGATATTTTCAACTGCTTGGCCTTCTTGGGGTTGTGTGCTGCCATCGCGAACAATCGGGCTTGGGCTGGGGATTTGCTGGGCATTTTGTATCTCCGGTGTAGGTATAGGTTGTCCTTGTTTTACTGCTTCCATACGTTGGTCTAAGACAGACCACTGATCGCCGCTTATTTTTTTATTAGTGCTAAGAGGTGCAAGAGCCCTATCAATAGCATCGTGCTGTTCAGGGTTGTTTATATCTAATCCTTGAGATGCTATTCGTTTATATACTGCACTTGATTCAGGTAGCCCTAATGTTTCTGTCAGCCATGTAGGTTCAGTCTTTACAGGTTTTTCTTTCTTAGCTTTTACAGTAGGCTCAGGCACTACTTCTTCAACCGCTGGGGCTCCTGCCACTACTTCTTCAACCGCTGGGGCTCCTGCCACTACTTGTTCAACCGCTTGCTTTTCTTTCTTACCTTTAGTTCTTTCTGCAAGTATAGCTTCATCTTCAGGAGTAAATAACGTACCTCTACCTCTAACTACAGGTTCTTTTTCTTCTACTTCTGTTTCTGCTTCTGGAGGTATTACTCCCGCTTCTGGCGGTGCTACTTCTGGCGTTGGCGTTGGCGTTGGAGGTGCTGCTATTCTACTACCTACGTTTGCACCACCCCCCATAAGAGCGCCTATAACCGCACCTTTAAATGCGGAGTCTGGTACACCATCAAGTAGCGGGCTATTTGTAGCATAGTTTTGAAACATCTGTTCAACTGCCGATTGAGGTGCTTCTTCTAATACACCCTCTCCTACCATAGAGACTAAGGTTGATTTAAAGAACCCCGGAGTAGTAGCAACATCACCCACTGCATCAACAGCCGCCTTCTTAAGACCCCCCATAAACATCACAGTAGGGTCAACACCGCCTAATGCAGTAGTAGCTTTAGAGCCGACTGCACCAAACAACGCGGTTCCAGCGCCCGTACCTAGTGCTGCTAGAGTGTTTACCCCTGTTGCTTCACCTTCTGGATTTATCTCTCTTAAATTCTCTTTTGCTCCCCCCGCACCTAGTAGACCTTCCCCTGCACCTGCAGCACCATATGCCCCGTAGTTCTCTATAGCTGATGCTATTGCTGGTGTAGCTTTAGTTGATAGTTTACCTAACCCATACAGAGCGGCTTTAGCAGGACCTGCTGCACCTACCATTTGAGGGATAGCTTGACCTACCATAGATAATACAGCGGAAGGGTTTTCTTTAGCTGCTTGCAAGATGTTACCTAAACCGTGAGCTTCGTTTAGGTTTTTAATAGCTTCTTGTGTTTGAGGTGAGAATTGTTTGTCTAGATAGTCCTGATATTTGCTTAGATCTACTACATTATTTTCAACTGCCGCACCTAAATCTCCCGGAGTAATAATGTCTGCTAACCCGATAACAGATTGAGCTAAACTTGTAACGCCTTTCAGTGTTGTAGCCCCTACATCTTTAAAGAAACCTCCAGTAGTACGAGGCCCTAAGTCTTTTTTAGCAAGGGTGAAGTCTATATCAGGGTGTGCTTCAGAGGCTCGCTTAATAGCTTCCTCATCAGTTAAATGCTCAGGTACTTGTAAAGTCTTCCCACTAGCTAGAGATATATCACGTAGCCCAACTGCATCTACACCTTGAGCTCTTGCACTTGCCAAAGCTTCTTCTCGTGGCATTCCTTTAGGGGCGTACAAAGTTTTACCACTTGCTAGGGGTATAGGATAAGTATCTTCTTGTGGTCCTTGTGCCTCTTGACCTTGCGGCTGACCGCCTAGTACCTTGGAAACATAAAATTGTGTCTCTCTAGGGACAGCTGATATCCAGTTATCCCCTGCTTTACGTATAGCTCTATTGAGATTACCTTCGCCGTAGTTATAAGCAGCAACAGCCTTAGCCATATCACCATTATAATACTTGACCAGCCCTGACATCTTCTTACCAGCAGCATCAATAGATGCATATGGATCACGAGCGTTAACCCCGTATTCTTTGGCAGTAGGAGGCATTAACTGCATCAAACCTTCAGCTCCAGCAGGACTTACTGCGTTAGGATTAAACCTACTTTCGTGAAACCCTATAGTAGAGAGAAGGCCGCTAGGCAACCCATACTGACTTTCTGCTTGTTGAAATGCTTCATCGTAAGATGAGCTACGCCCTTGCATAGGCTGGGCTTGAGGAAGGTACTGGGAGATATCTACTTCTTCAGGAGCTGCTTGTGGAGGCAACTCTCCGAATATGCTGGCGGCAGCAGCAGGGTTATATGCAAAAGGATCTATTTCTGTATTAGCCATGCTGCTTCCGTCTAGTGTTTGTTAGTATAGAAGATATTATACTTTATTTTAAGAACATCCCACCTTTTAAAGGCAGCCCAAACCCTCCTGATTGAGGTGCAGCTTGAGACCCTTGATTTACATAATTCATCCACCTATCTAAATCACCGTATACATCATCTAGGGTAAGTCCTCCTTTTGATCCTGCTGCCACTAATGATGTTACTAAAGCTTGTCTAGTCTTTGGATCTGCTTCAGCAGCAATTTGTTTTAACTGAGCTTCATAAGCAATTTGTTCCATTCTATTGCCTTGCTTAAACCCTTCAAGTTCTAAGTTAGCCGTAATATCTGCTTGTTTATTCAACTGACCGAACAACCCAGTCTGTTTCCCTTTCATAAGCTCAGTTTCTCTATTATACCCTAGCTCATGTGCTTTAGCTCTAGCTGCCGCTTCTGCTTTTTGTTGTTCGGCATTCTGTGCTAACCATATATCTGTAGCTTCTCTATGCCCTGCAAGGTTTGCTTTCTTCTGAGCCATCTGTAGGGCTCTTTGTTCTTTCTCTGCAGCAGCTTCGTCTTTAGCGCCTGACTGATACCCTGATACGCCTGATAACAACCCTGCACCTAATGCTTGGCTCATGTACGGAGTCTGAGCAGATAACATACCTCCTATACCTTGAGCTAACGCAGTGCCCCATTTTTCTTTGTTAGCGCTTCTGGTTGCTTCCTTAGCTGCAGCTACTTCTTCAGATATATCCGCTTCAGGACCACGTAGTCTAGCAATCTCTGCAATAGCGGCATCAGTATCAGCAGATGTGTAAGTTTCTCCTTTAGCAGTAGGCGATGATGCATTACGTGCAGCTGAGCTTGTATCCGCAGGAGCAAATAGTATGTCGTGTTTACCTATAGGCTGTTCACTATATTTTGGGGTAGTATCCTTGTTTAACATATTAGCTACTATCGCATCTGCATTATAGGAGTTAGGGTCTACTTTAGATCCTTTAGGAGTTAAATACTCACTTAGTTTAGATATATCAGAAGGTACATAAATTCCTCCCGGCAACGATGCAATACCTTTCTCAGAAGGGGCTTGTTTTTTTGTTTTAGCTTCACTTAATAAATTCTTATGTGTTGCGACTGCTCTATCTTTAGCGTACTTATTATCACCGTACTGAAGACTACTAGCGTCTGGAGTACCGCCTAACGCTTCATTAGCAACAGCAACATCTGCTGCTGCAGCTTCTTCGTTAAATAGGTTTTCTAAGTTTGGATCATTAGGGTCTATATTAAGATTACTTAGAGGACCTCCTCCAACCGCAAAACGCCTAACCTCACCACCTTGAGCCAGTGCAACTAACCCACCTGTAGCCGCTTGTTGTGGAGCGGGAGTATTTTCAGGGGCTACGCCTATTCCTGCCCCTCGCATTGGGTCTACTTGTTGCATAGCCATTTGGTTCCCACCTACAGATGGTAGTCCTTGTGGTGAAGTCTGCGCAAACTCACCTAACTTTTGCTCCATTACAGTTTTTTGTGGAGCCTGTGGGTGTGGAGCCCTAGCTTGTTGTTGGTATTGAACCCCCATACCTATAGCTAATAACAGAGGAGAGTCTTTTGGTAGTCCGTGTTTAGCCGCCTCTATCTGCTGTGGGGTAGCTGTTTTTGCCCAATCAAAAAGCTGGTTATTTTGCTGGATATAAGATTGATTAGTTACTGGAGCACTCATTATTTCACACCTCTTTTGCTTACTTTACCGTTTTTAATGAGTCCACCACGTGCCCAAGTAGCTGGGTTATTAACGGCTTGACTTGTTGATGTCCCTCCACTCACAGGTTGAGCATTTACCCCTGCAACAACCCCCGCATTAGCTTGATTAGTGAAGTCAAGAGCATTTTGAGCGGTTTGTTGGTTAGCATTAACCCCTGCTTGAGATAGAGCTTGTTGTGCTTGAACAACTTGACCTTGTGCCCCTAAGTTTGCAATACCCGCTTGGTTTGCCGCTGTGCCTGTACTCGTTAAACCGGCGGCATTTTGACCAACACCTTGAAGTGCAGAAATACCTTGTTGGTTAGCGGTTAACCCCGCTTGTTGATTAGCTTGTTGAGCGGCTAATTGTTGTGCTACTAATTGTTGGTTAGCCGTATTTTGAGTTGCGGCGTTAGTTAAGTTTACATTTTGTGCATTAGTAGCGTTATATTGAGCTGAAGCATTTTGAGCTATTTGGTTTTGTTGCTCAACAGTTAGAGCCGCACCTTGATTAGCTTGAGCTGCTTGTAGAGCTTGTTGAACGTAGGCTTGTTGTGCTTGGTTCTGAGCCGCCATATTAGCGCCTTGAGTTTGCTGTTGGATCTGTTGATTAGCTAACGCCGCTTGCAAATCTTGCCCTGCTTGAGTATTTTGAATACCTAATTGAGCCTGTAGATTTTGAACCGCAGTATTGTAGTCCATACCTTGATTAGCCATCATAGCTTGTATTTGAGCCGCTTGATTAGCCAAAGTAGTTTGTTGAGCTGCACTTAAATTAGCTTGACCCGCTTGTAATTGCTGACCTTGCTCATTAGTAAACTGCCCCATACCTGATGCATAAGCTTCTTGCAGTCCTTTAGCCTCAATATCACCTAATCTAGTAGCTTGGTTACGAGCCGCTTCTGCTTGTTGTATAGCTTGACGAGACCCACCAAAAGCACCTGCTTGCACTGATTGAGCATTTAACTGATTAAGTTGTTGCTGGTAGTCTCTATTAGCTTCTCTCTTTTGTATGTCAACTACGTTCTGCATGTAAGGAGACATGTAAGCTTCTGAAGTGCCTTTATCTATCCAAGACTTAGGCCCTGCCATTTGAGAAGCTTCCGCTGTGGGTGCAGTAACTGCTCCCGGACCTTGCATTTGATATTGTTGTAGTTGGTTCGCACTTACATCCCCTGCACCTTGCATAGTAGCCACGTCTGCCTTTTGAGCAGCTATATCAGCAGGAGCATTCATTTTAGTCGCATCATAACCTGTAGCTTCTGCTTTAGCTACGTCTGCTTTTTGAGCGGCTATATCAGTAGGTTTATACCCCGCTGCGGCTTGAAGCCCCGCTGCAGAAGACTTATATAAGTCAGTAGCAGCCCCAAACTGCTCTGGAGTTTGTAGTTTTCTAGCCGCTTCTTGAAGTTTTTGAAAATCTTCGTTTGTAGATTTGTACCCTGTTATATTTCCCGCTTCATCATATACAGGTGTAGTATCAGCAGTTACATTTGTTATAGAGGTGCCAATAGTGTTTTTTAAGTTGGCTGCTGCGGTAGCTTTAGTCATTTCTTCAGTAGGAGAGGCTCCTGCAGCTATAGATGTATCCGTATATTTCTTATAATCCTCTGCTGATTCTGTAGCACCTCTAGGTCTTAAAGATTCTACTCCTGTTGCAGGGTCAATTTTGCCTTCATATTTATTAGCAGAAGCATCAGTGTAGTTCTGCATGAAAGAAGTATTAGCCTCATTAGGAGCCCCACCTAAATCTATTATTTTTTGAACCCTTGCGGCGTGTTGCGCGGCGGTTTCTCCTTTCACTGCTTTTTGTAGTTTAGCAATTTGAGCGGCTTTTTGCTTTGCTGTAAGTCCTCCAGATGCGTAACCTTGTAAGGACATTATTCCACCACGAGCTGCTGTTTGTTGTTCTACAGGCGCCGCTGTTGGAGCAGGTGTTGTAGGAGCAACCGCCGTTGAAGGGGTATAAGGCGCAGTATATTGAGCTTGTGTAGGCACAGGAGAATAACCGCCCGCTTTCATAGCGTCCCATGCCGCTGTTTGTTCTGCACTAGAACGTAGCATACTAGTAATAGGTCCGGGTTTATCCGCAGTTCCTAACATAAGAGCTTGGTATACTGGGTTCTGCCACGGCGACTGATTGATAGTCTGAGTAGATGTAGTATTTGAAGGCGCTGCTGGGGGGCTGCCGTAGAATGTAGGGCAGAAATAAGTGAAAAATAGTTTACGAATACTACTTGGTTTGAATGTCATAGCTCTAATCTCTAAAGTTTTTTACCAATAATGGTGTATTTGGGTTTCATGCCGTATCGAGACCATAGCTTAACTATAGATTCACGACCTGCACCTTCTAAATAAGTAGCACCGTTTAACCGGAGAATGTCTTCAAATTGAGCCCATGTAGCTCTGTTAGATACTAGTTTACCACCAATAGCCACTACAAATCCAACTCTGTCAGCGGGTCTATTGAAATAAGACACAACTAAAGCTCCATGTATAGTATTTTCTTCATCAGTAGCAACAATAAGGTGCCAAGACCCTAGAGCTAACATCACCCGTATCTCTTCTGCATTATAGTCTCCAGCAGAAAACTCAAGGGCTGCTTCTATAAAAGGCTCAACGTAATCCCATGTTTGGTTTACGTATTCTAAGGGTACTTGCTGTACTTTAAGCACCATGTTTTTTAGCCGCTCCTAAGCCTTGAATGTTAACTGCTTCTTTACGCACTTCCATCATAAGCTGTCTTAAGAACTCTGCACCCGCTTTAGAGGAGCCATTACCTAGTGCGCTTACTACATCAGCAGGGATAATATAGGCGCCATCTTTAAGAGGAACTTGACCTCCATGTGCCAGAGCTGTAAGACCTCCAGTAGCTTTACCTATATTACCTAATGAAGATAGTGGTCCTGATGGAGAGTTAAAACCTAAACCTTTTAAATTTGACATGGCTGCTTGATCCTGATTTGCAAAGTTTGCTGCGCCTATTGCGTTTTGTTCGTTTGCTTTTTTAGCCGCTTCATCGGCATTTACCATACTGTGTCCAGCATAATCTGTTAGAGCCCCTGCAGTTAAGGCTTTAAGACCTCCACTAAGTTGGTCGCCTGTTATAGAAGAACCTGTTAGATTAGTTAGTCCTTTAGCCGCAGCGTCTACTGGGTGCGCGATAGAAGCAGAAGCAAAAAGGTCACTTGAAGGAGAAGGTTGAATTGATCCCGGTATTTTTGGGCTCATGGGTCCTGAAATGGGTGCGTCTACAGGAGCTACATTATTAAGAGAAGAAAGTTCACTAGTAGGAGTTGGAGACATAGGACCTGAAGGAGTTACAGGGGCTACATCTACCGGAGTAGTTGGCCCCGCTACAGCCCCACCTAACTCCCCTACCCCACTAGTAACAGCCCCTGTAGCACCTCCAATCATAGCGCCTTTACCAACATCTTCACCACCTGCGGCTGCTCCTGCAGCTCCACCTGCAGCTCCACCAACAGTACCTGCAATCAAAGTTCCTGCCCCTGCAGCACCTAACCCACTAGCAACACCTGCGGTAACTACACCAGAAGCGGCTCCCATAAGGGCTCCTTTGCCAACATCTTGTCCTTGAGCGGCGGCTGATATTGCTCCTACACCTGCACCTAATGCACCTGCAGTAGCACCCCCAGCTAAAGCTCCTGCGGTCATACCAACAGCTCCAGCAGTCAGACCTGCAGTTGCCCCAATCCCTGCTACTGCTGCCGTAGATGCTGCTGTTGCTGCTGCTGATACTAAGAAACTCATTGTTCCGCTCCTAGTCTTACTCGGTTAGCTTGTCTGTAGTCCACAGTAAGTTCTTCGTTTTTGTATATCTTTTTTATAGCGTACATGTCTATATTATCTCCAGCCAGCACGTACTGTGTATTAGGGAATGAGCTATGATTTGCATATCTTCCAACAGAGGTTCTAAATTGCCCAATGCGTCCGGGAGCTATACGAGAACCACTAAGTATATCTTCAGAAGCAAATACACCTTGCCCTTCAATAGCAGAGGGGGCTATATAAGTTAGTTTCTCATTCTCTGGCATAGGTACTTGGTCGTCTAGATTCTCTGAAAGTGCTCTAGCTTGCATATCTGTAAACCCCGCCTCTGTAATAGCTTGTATATAGTCGTACCGTTGGTACTCTGCCATTGTGTTAAAGGTTAACACTTCAGCTACTTTAGTATCATCTTGTTCAGTACATGCGTGTATAGTAGCAAATTCCACTTCTTCATGCACATAAACTACACGGTGCGTTCCAGCTGGTGTTACAAACATATCAGGAGCAATTACTTCTTGAGATTCACCTTCAGCATTTAACATTGTTATACGCCCTCTTAGAGCTACAGATATGTGATTTACCTTATGAACTGCTGTTGTAAAGATGCACCCTGCGGGGACAATAATCCTACGCCCGTATAACTCTTTTGTGTGGTAGTGCTTTAGTGTAGTTTCCATACTCTGTAGTTCACCACTGTCCACTTTAGCCTGTATGCATACAGCCAGCTCATCAATAGAGTTTACGATTCCTTGTGTTTGAACGGAGTTCATGCCTTACCTTTTGCCGCTCTAACTAACATCTTTTCAGCAGCTAACTTACCTGCATCTTGTTTAATCTGTTCTTTCTTACCATGAGCCGCTTGTCTTACTAAGGGTAGCAGGTTGTCTAATAATTCAGCACCTTTTTCAGGATCGCCAAAACCCAACATACGTACTAAATCAGGCGGTACAACAAACTCACCATCAGCCAACCTAATCTCTTCTTCACCATCTATATTAGCAGGGATGTCATCAGACATACCATCCCCCGGACCGTCTAACATACCGCCATCTTCAAACCCTTCTATTATTTCATGGCGTTGTGGTGTAGCTGCAGGGTATGGTTGTGCACTGTGTATTTGAGACTGCGGGTAAAAGGCGTTTGGGTTTACAGGTTGAGTGTTGATATACCCCCCATTCGCCATTCCTGTCCCTTCTTTAGCTACATTTTGAGCTTGGTTAATCTCGTGCGGAATGTCTATTTGTTCTAACTCAGACGCATATCTAGCAGGGAAAGTTGCAGTTACAGGCACACCCCCCATAGGTAGGGTCATAGTTATAGGACCCCCCGCAGCATACCCTTGTTTAGGGTTAATTATGTTTTTATAATAGTCAAATTGTGACTGGGTGTCAGAGTTATTAAGATCAGAAAGCGAGGCTAATGGATAACCTAAATCTTTAAAGTACTGCTGCTGTTGCTGTTCATTAGCTTGCGCTGCAAGTTTTTCTTGGCGTATTTGGTTAGCCATAGCTTGGTTCTGCTCTACCATATCTTGAGCACTAGAGCCTAAAAGAGACCCCATACCAGCCATTTTACCCCACTCCCACATGTTGTCCTTATTACCCATAGCAGAGAGTTGGTTCCCTGTAGCGGTAGATAACTTATCTGTGAGCGGTATATCTTTAGCAGTTACATCAGGGATATCATTAATAAGGGATTGGTACTTAGAAGTGTCCCCTAAACTAAACTCTGTTGGAGTTTTTATACCTGCTCCATAAGGAACAGTAAATTTATCAGGGGCAGCAGGTAAAAACTTATCATACCCATAGGGTAACTCAGGAGCGGCGGCTATTTTAGGTGTAGTCAATAAAGCATCTGCGGGTTCTGACATAGATGTGGTTGTCTGAGCAGTAGAAGCGCCCGGCAAGTTACTACCACCATAAGCACCAAGCCCACCAGAAAGAGCACCGCCTAATGCACCTGCCCCAAACCCTTTACCTTGAGATGCGCTATATGCGCCCCCTAATAGAGCTCCTTCACCTGCGCCTAATGCTGTTGCACCCATAGTAGTAATTCCGGGAGCGGCGGCTAACGCTGCACCGCCTGTAGCAGCACCAAGAGCACCTATACCTAGCATGGCAATTATGTTCTTTAAGTCAAACGCCTCTTGTAGCCCTGTATGTGGGTTAGTTGGAAGTTTGTGGCCTATTAGTGATTGAAGCCCAGCTAGTTCGTCTTTGCTAACATGTAAGAGGGTGTTGTCTCCGTTACGTCCTAGAGCTGATAAGCCTTTTGCAGTAGTGTTATATGCCATGTGTAATCTCTATACAATTTTAAGGGTGCCAGCACTATTCCAAACGTCACCAGAGCTTAACCCAGTAGCAGAAGTTGGAAGGTTTACAATGTTAACAATCGTTTTATTCACTAGCGAGCTAGTTGGGTCTACTACATAGTTTATAGAAGCTACAGGCTGTACTGTGCCTGATCCTGTTAAAGTAAGTGTAAGATCAGTACCTCGAATACTTCCCGGATATCCTTGCTGTACTATGAAGTAGTTTAATAGCCGTATTAGATTATCCATATACTGAACATCATATTCTAACGGAGGTAAAGACAGTACCGGAGACGGTACTCTATTATTGTTAGCCATTACGATTTAACTCCATCAGGTTGAATGTCCAAACGCGGAGTACCTAACTGCCACTTAATTCCAGCCCCATCACTACCTATTCTAAAAGCAACTTGCCTTCCTCGCAGTCTAACAAACACTTGGTTGGTGTAATCATAAACTTGAGTAGTCACTTTAGAACCGGAGATATTAGTAGGTGTATCGTTAAGAAAGAGGCCCTGACCCGGAAAGTTGCGTGTTGATACCGTCATAGTTACAGAAGGTGTAGTCGTAGTAGACCCAATAAAGTCAACGTCAGGTATGACCCGTTTAACAGCAGAGAACTTATCCCCCTCACCAATGTCAAAGTCAGCACTCTCTATATATGCAGGGATAGCAGTTGGAGGATTAGTAGAGCCATCATCAGTGCCTGACTCTTGTTGTACCAACATACCATTATATGTAGCCCAAGGCGTCCCCTGTATATGAGAGTCAAGCCATGAAGTTCTTTCTACGTCACCATAGTACCAAAGTTTTTCTAAGTAGTTATAAATAACATACTTATTGTTATAGTCAGAGTCAGCAGAAGGGTAAAACCACCATACTTCATTATACTTTTCGTTAGTGCCCGCATATACTTGGTTTGCTTGGATAAAGTTAAAATCATCAAATACATACTGACGTAAAGCACATGGTAGCGTATCCACCCTACCTGAATAAACATAGAATTTAGAGTTACCCATCCAATATGTAATGTTGTTTGCTGTGACTACACAGTTGGGTGAAGCTATGGTTATCTCATTAGATATTGTGTTGAAACCAAAAGTATATGGAGGGCCTAAATACCGCATAGAGTACACGGATGTATCTGACCAAATTAAAGTTTCTTGGCGTGTTATTTCCGCTGTTACCAGCATACTACCGTATACAAGGCGTTGACTACCTGCAGTGTTTGTTACCGCTGGGGTCCATGTTAAAGGGTCTTCTTGACTACACCATCTAACCAGCATAGGGTCTTGCTCTGTAGGATCTACAGCATAGGGGTCGTTAGCACCAAGTACAACTATATGGCGTTCTTCAGTAACAATTACTCTTGAACCTACGTTAGGGGCTTGCCCATCAGTTCCGGGAAGAGCTGTTATATCCACACCGCGGGCGGTTACTTGACCACTAGGAGTTAAACCTGTTGAAGCTGTCCAGTAATAAACTCCTTCATTGCGGATGTTATATACAAGGTCTTGTCCAAAGTTAGCGGAGCTCCATATACGCATTTCTTGCGTATTTACTGACACTGGGTACGGTGTACCCCAACCAAGACCAGACCCCCAAGGACCTATACCCCAACCATTACCAAATGTGTCTATAGCCTGCCCTACGTGAATTTGGTATTTAGCTACAACAGGAGCACTTCCACCACCATTAGTAACTGATGTAGATTGTATGCCCGTATATATGCTTATATAGTTTGTAGCGGTAGAGTAGACTGTATATTCCGCATTGAGCACTGCAGTGCTATAAGGACCGAAAGCTGTAGCCCCTGAAAAAGTAACGTAATCTCCTACGTTAGCGCCATTAGTAGGACTTGCTACAACTAAATAAGGGCTGGTTACTACATCGCTAGTACTATGAGTTGTCGCTGTTGTTCCGTTATACCCTCGTATACACCCTGATAATGTAGTACCCGCTGCAGATGTAACGTAAATATCTTCAGACCCTATGCGAATTATATAAGGGTACACACGAGTAAAAGAGGTGCCGCTTGTAACAGATATTGACGTAGCAGTAGCTGAAATACCCGCTGAAAGGGTAGAATATATAGGGTAAAAAGGACTAGCCGCGAGGTTACTTGATAGGCGAATAGGAGTAATATCAGAGTATAACCCTCCTATATAAAGGTAGAATTTTAAATTGGTTCCTACCCCTACGATGTAGTTAGAATTGAGTGACACCCATTCTATAAGATCTCTGCACTCGCCTATATAAGTATATGTGCTAGGTAACGTCCACCCATTTATTTTTTCAGGAGACCCGCTTCTAAACCTCGCCCATTGACACGCATAAAACCCTCCACTATTAGCAAGGTTGGTAGACTCTCTAGAGACTCCGGGTCTAAACTGAAGGTATTGTAAAGCCATCCACCAATCCTCTAAATAGTGTCTATGCGGTGTTACTTAAAAAAAGGGTTTTCTCAGCTTCTCTTCTACGTGTGAGCCCTTTATCGGGTTTACCTTTCACTTTGTTCCAACGAAGAAACTGTGGAGCTATTAAATCCTGTGCAGTCCCTGCATTTATCATTTTTACTAAAGTTGAAGATGTAAAAGCCTCTCGCCCTATATTGTAACACAAGGACACACAAGCATCGAACTGGTTTTGGTTCAACCCTTTAGTAGTTTTATTTACCGTATCTTCGTATTTAGTAAGGGTGTTAACAAATAAATTCTCTGCTTCCGCCCTAGTGATCTCAGGGTCAGCTAACCTAACTCGTGTTCCTTCTAGATACATAGTCGAGCCAAAACCGATAGTAGGCACCCCAGCACTGCACAAATAGGGGGTACTTCTAAACCCCTCAAACTCTTGTATTAACTTTCTTCCGTTGTGGCTTGTCTTCACTATTTACCGTTTCTATCAGGCATAGCAAAAAGGCTCGCCGCTAAAGCAACTAATGCAGTTTGTTGGGGCTCAGCTAAATCAGGCACTCCAAAAATACTAGCTAAAGCTAACATTCCCGCCCAAGTAGTTTTTTCTTTTAACCACGCAAGTAGCCAAGCTTTCATTAGACCTCCTCTGCTTCTTCTTTAGGTAATGCTTCAACTTGAGGCACGGCTTGTGCTTTGATCTTCTCAACTAACTCTGCTACTTGCGCATAAGGTGCTTGACCTAATGCTTGTAGGATAAGGTTAATTTCTTGTACGCTTAAGTTTAAATCAATCATTTTTATACAATCCAAGGTAGAGGTGGAGTTACTATAGTCGGGTTAATTTGTGCTTCGATCTGGTCAGCAACAGACTTTTCATAAGAGGCAACTTGCTCTGCGTCTAATGCTGCTTTAGCCCAAGCAACTACTTTATCTAAAGTTAAGTCAGCATAAGGCACATAATTAGATTTAGCAGGATCAACTTCAAAAGATGCTGTGCCATAAACTGAACCTGTGTAAGTACCATCAGTTGCAGTAAGAGTCCAATGAGCCGTCACAACATAATCAAGCATACCGTTGACATCAGGTTTGCAGTTCATCGCTACGATATTCCAAGTGTTTGTTATTGACATATTATTTATTCTCTAATGCGGTTAGTCTTTCGGTTAATGATTCTATTGTTGTCAATGCTTTTTGCAAAGACAGAACAGTTACTGCCAACACAGAACGATCATAGTAGCCCCAAGGTTTTCCTTCTTCAGGTACGGGTGCCGCTTCTGGGCCAATGGCAGCGTTTACATTTTGAGCATAAAAACCTAGTTGCCTATCAGTACCAAATATGGGTGCTTTTTCATCGTTGTAGTACCAATATCCCGGTTTTAGTTTTTGTAACATTTCATCAGGATTATTAGGCGCACCATCTTTAGTTTTCCAAGTTTCATCGGAAACAGAACTAATAACCCCCGCTGCTGAAAATGTAGCTGCCCCTGCACCATAAGCCGCCATAGTAACAATGCCTGATGAGGCTATGCGCATTTTTTCTTGAACTGAACCACCAGAACTAGAAGTTGTAAATTGCATATAGCTTGAGTAATCACCTGCTGTTGCGTTCTCCCGTCTACCAGCTATAGAACCTGTTGGGTATCCAGCAACCGTTCCATTTGCCGCAAAACCGATAGAACCTCCAATATTAGCAGCTATAGAGTCTGTAGGTGTGATAACAACCATTCCTGAAGTGTTTGAAGCTATAACATTTGCACCTGAGAATGAAGCTACACAATTAGCACCGACCGTTGTATTTGAAGTGCCAACAGTTAGTTTGTTATTAGGTGCTGTAGTACCAATCCCCACGTTGCCTGAGGAGTCGATTAACACCCTAGTTAAACTAGAAGCTCTATCAAAAAATGAAAGATCACCAGTATTAGGAAAATTAAAATTAATATCCGTTCCCACAGTGGTATCTAAACCTGTCAACCTAACTGTTGCTATTCCTGTGCCTCGTTTTCCAACAATAACTGCAGCGCTGTCATTTGTTCCACTAGAAGATACTTCTAAGTTTCTTGTTCGCAGAGCTGTAGGGGATGAAGTCCCAATACCCACGTTGCCGGAGGAGTCGATTCTCAGGGCTTCTACCTGATTACCAGTCAGAAACCGCATAAAACCATTAGCAAAAACTGTCCCAAATTGATAGCAGTTTGCTAATCCTGCAAAACCATTTATAAAAACGTCACTGCCCGTGGAATCTCTTATTGAGTTGTAAGCAGTCCCTCCTGTAGTGACTGTTCCTGTTGTCTCCAATCTAAAAATTGGCACACTAGATTTAACATTTAGCACTGATGATGGCGCACTCGTCCCAATACCTACGTTACCTGAAGCATCTTTATAAACTTGACCTGAGCCTATGTTCAGTATGCCTGTAGAGCCTGTGAGTGTGCCTGTGTATTCTAAGGTAGTAAATTTACCTGCAGCTGCTGTAGTACCGCCTATGGCTGGTGGTGAAGCTAAATACGTAGAAAAGCCAGTGCCAGATACCGTAGAGGACGCACTAAGAGTTGTAAACGCTCCAGTACTAGCAGCTGTTGCACCTATTGTAGTTCCGTTAATAGAGCCACTAGTAATAGCTACAGAGTTAATAGCCTCAACAAAGTTTGTACCGTCACAATATATTAATTTTTTAGCACCCACACTTAAAGACACTCCAGTACCACCGGAAGCTATAAAGCTAAGAGCCGCATTTGAGTTGTTGTAAACAATATAAACTTTATTAACCGCAGGTGCCGTAATAGTGCGTGTTACACCCGGAGTTCCTGTCGCTACAATAATCATCTGACGGGACTGATCTGAAGCGCCATTTAAAGATGTAAGAGTAACATTGCCCGCAGTTACATCAACAGATACTAAACCAGATATGGCTTGTTCAATTAAAGTGCCTAGGTTAGTATTGGTTGTAGTACCCCATGTATTGGACTGCTCGCCATTACCAATAAGCTCGATACGTAAATTAGGTGAATAGGTTGATGCCATTGGGTTTTATCCTCAAAAATTGTGTGCTATGTATACCATTTTTAATGGGGTATGTCAATCCAATCTGGATTTTGTACGGTGTTTACTTGAGACCAAGCGGGGGTTTGGTTTGTGCCTATATTTACCCAGCTTGGGCTCTGCGTTGTGTTTACTAAACTCCATGTTACAGGAGTTGTGCTATTAATCTGCTGCCAATTAGGTGTTTGGTCTGGGTTAACGGGGAACCAGAATTTTGGAGTATTTAGAGTTAGGTTTAGGTTTTGCCCTATTGTATTAGGTGCTACAGATAGTTGTGGATCTACACTATTTTCTAAAAGCGTTAAGCTTTGCCCTGTAACAAAAACACTATTAACTGATATTACGTCTACTAAGGACTCTGTAAGAACAAGCCCTTGGCCTGTAACAAGCATTGCCGCGTCTAATGCTAAATCTATTGGCGACTCAGTAAGGGTTAGATTTTGTCCTGTAACAGATAAGCTTTGCCCTACGTTTAAGGATATAGAGTTTTCTGTAAGCGTTAAGCTTTGGCCTGTAACAAAAATACTATTAACAGAAATTATACTTACATAGTTTTCCGTTAAATTTAGATTCTGTCCTGTGACAGATAGAGTTGCCTCCAAAGAAAGGGATACGGATCTCTCAGTAAGTGTTAAATTTTGTCCTGTAACAGATAAGCTTTGACCCGTACTTAGAGCTGCCGAGTTTTCTGTAAGAGTAAGGTTTTGTCCTGTAACCGAGGGTGTTGCACCTGCAGTTGTAGTTATTGATGTTTCTGTAAGCGTTAGAGGAGAGAAAAAAGTAGTCGGGGTAGGCGTATTCCACGCCTCAACTCCCCATGCACCTCCAGACCAACCTCTTATGCCTACAGAAACATCAGCCATGTCTCTATCAGTTTAGTATTAATACAGCGGTAGTAGTAGTAGGCGCAGGGAATACCACCGTAAATGCGCCGTTAGTTGAGGTAAAAGTACCACCAAAGTCTAAAATACATACTGCTTTATTTGAGTTAGTTGAGTTATATATCAACGCTCCAGCTGCAGAGATAGTAGAGCTCGCCCAAGTAGAATCAGCAAAATCAATATAAGCTGTAGTACCTGACAAAGTTATGCTCTGGCTTGTTAAAGTATTTCCTCCAGCAGTATAGTTACCTGTACTTGGACATTCTCCAGACGTAGTGTAGGCAGTTGTACTTGAGTTTAAAGTAGCAGATGATGTATATAAAGCTATTTTAAAAGTATTGCCAGTAGACGCAGTAAAGTCCTGCAATCCACCTAAAAGCTCTGATTTAAAAGTCGATGCGATTGCTTGGGTTATAGCCATTAGTCTTCCTCGGTTTCTACAGCCTCTTCAGGCTCATTATTTTCTGTTAGTATGCTTACGCTATTAAGTACAGCGGCAATAGGGGTTTTGTTTTCTTCACTCATATTAATTTACCTTATCTCGTACTTGTGTAGTTCTATAAGAATCTTGACGGTTTTTACCATCACCCAACTGTTTAAGCTCAGCCATAACTTGGTCAAATTTAGTTTGGTATGTTTGGATTAATTCTTGCTCGCCTTTTAAGAATATATAGGCTTCTACTAAAGACCCCCAAAGCAATGCATTAGGAAATTCAAGACTCAGCCAAGTTGTACCCGATGGAGCCTCTGTAATAGATTGCGGGTAGGCGTAGTAATGCAGCTCAACTGTATAGTTAGAGTCTGGAGTAGGCCCTACTATAAGAGCAGTATTATCAAATAAACTATAATATTTAGGTATTCCTGTAGCTACAGGATAAGGGTATGCTTCTCTAATATAGTTTACGTCTTTGTTTAATAAATACTGGTAGGTTGCTGTTGGGGTTACGTTAACTATAGTATTAGGTACAACAGCTAAAGAGAATATAGATAAAAAGTCTGTAGGTAGCTCTATATACTGGAATCCAGAAGTAAAAGTACCTGTTACATTTTTACGAAACGCGGGTAGTTGCACCGAGTTATTTATTAGTACCTCAGTGTGTTGAATGAAGTTGTCAATATTTGCTACAAATGTAGGCTCTGCCCCGTCACCGACATACTCCACCATAAGGTATTGTTGTATAGCAGTTGTCAACTCATCATACGTCATAGCTTAGCCCATTTTACTAGAAGCCATAGTGCCTTTAGTAGCCGCACCAGTACCACGTACTTTCACTGTCTTTTTGTTTTCGATTTGCACAGGGTATCCGTTACCTACAGGAGTGGGTACAGATTTAACGCCTTTATACTCAGCAGATCCTTCAATATGTTGCTTAGCCATTATCGACCTCTACCTGAACTTTTTTGATTCATAGCACGAGCTACATTACGACCCATCTTCTTAGCATCCATAGATGTAATGCCACCTTTTTTAAGACCCTTCATAGATTTTTGTTTGTCATGCTTAGCGTCTTTTGGGCTTTTCTCCCAGTCAGACATAGACATCTTGTTTTTCTTTGCAAGGACTTTGTCTTCTTTAACGTCTTTAGCTGAACCTTCAAAACTAGCCATAGTATACCTCAAGTAATCGTAATAAACACATCATTCAATGTGGTAGTAATAGTCTGTGTCGCCACAGGGTTAAAAGCAAATAAACCTCTAGAAGCGTTTAAGTTTACATCCGGTCTAGGGTTTTGTAGAGCCTGTGGATCATTTGCTACCTTTTGGGCACCTATTATACCAACCCAGTTTTGTGGGTGGTCTCCACCAACTTTGTCCATACACTCTGGACATACCCGCATATTTATCCGTTTACCTATAATAACATAGGTGTGCAGTTTCTTTAATGCGTATCTAAACCCGCAACGATCACAGAAGCCAAACGCTCTTTTCTCACCAGCAAACGGAGTACCCATTTACCAGCCTCCGCCGCCTACACTGCCTATATTAGGTACAAATCTAAAAGACACTCGTTGACGATCTTCATCAGCCGCCAGTTCAAAAGCCTCATCATAGAGTTGTTTAAGCATAGGGATTTTATTTTCTGCTTCTGGTGTTTTAAGAGCCAAGTTGTAGGCTAATCCAGCAGTCATAGCTTCTAAGAATCTAAAAGGGATATCAAGCGTATTTACTCCGGCTTGCCCTGCATCTTGCATTCTACGTAAACGCCAATAAACTAAAGTGTACCCAGTTTGACTAGGTAAAGGCCATATCTTAGCTGTAGGTGTAGGAGTCTGCCTATCAACAAATACCTGTATAGGTCTGCCCTGAGTTAGCTTATTTGGTATTGTTGCGTATGTAGAAACACTTATACGCGCTATCTGTAGGTCTACTTGATTAGAAGTACTACCGGGGTTTTGACGTATCACAGTCTCTATTAAATCAACAGTATCATCAGGCAAATCATACGTACCAACCCCTACTAACAAAGGGATATCGCCTTGTTCAATAGTCCATAGGTTCAAGCCTTTATTAGCCCAAGAAGCCAACAAGTAATTTAAAGACCTTCTAGCTGTTCTAAATTGATAGCCTGTACGGATTTCTACCCCAACACGTTCGTATGCTTCTTCTATTATCTCAGCTATGTCTGGATTAAATGTAGTAAGACCTGAAGTGCTCATGGTTTTTAAGCCCAGAAAGCAGTGATTGCATCTACATTAGATAACTGAGCATATATACTAGTAGGGAA